CGCTCGTCTATCGCAGCGTTCAGCTCGTCTTTATCCATGCCTGTAGCATCAATTTGTATATTGTTCGTTACAATTGCGCCTGATGTTCCTGGAATAGGCGGCAAGTCATTTTGCGATATGTTATTTTGAATTGATGTTATATTGCCTTGTTTTTTGTTATCATTGCTTGCGCTATTATTGACATTAACATCAAATCCAAAAACGCCTTTTATTGTATCTATAACACCAAAAACAGCGTTTAATTTTTTATCAATCCATGCAAAAAAACCATCAAGCATTGATTTTGAACTGTTAAAAATGCTTGTTATTACATCAGCAATGCTATTAAAAAAAGACTCAATATTATTTGATATTGTCGATGATGTCTCATCAATCCACATAAAAAAATCAGCTAGAGTATTGCGTGATTTATTAAATACTGCTGTTATTGTGCCTCCTAAAGCAGTAAAATAACCAGCTATTGTTCTAACCATATCAAACTGCATAAGCCAGTCAATAATGCGACCTAACGCCGTGTCAGCTTTTCCGCCGCTTGCGAAATATGTATAAATATCTTGCGCTAATGCGACAAATAGCGCGATTGCAGCGCCGATGAGCAGCGGTATAAGCAAAACTTGTGCGTTCGCAGCCATTGCTGCAAGCTTAACTAAATTAAATGATTTCGCAATACCTATTATTGTTGTAACGATTTGATAGCTTATGAATAGCGCAAATGTTGAAAGTAATATTTGAAGTGCTGCCGTAATTTTGTCAATGTATTTATCAATATTTGTCTTTACAATCTGCACCATTGATGATGCAACATCAACAAATTTATTGATAAGCGGAGCAAGATATTTTCCTGCCATTCCAGCAACAAGCTTTGCAAAGCTTGTAAAAAGTCTCGTCAGCTTCGCAAGCGCTTTTGTCATTTCGACCGCGCCTTTCCTTGATTCAGCCGTTTGAAAATTCATTGCAATCTGCTTGTCTATCAGCTCATCAAATGATTTTCCAGTGCTGCGCATGTAGCCGAAAATCTTGTTTGCTTCACCGCCAAGAAGAATATCAACGGCAGAAACCGCTTTTTGCTGGTCTTTTAGTTTTAGTGCGGCATTCCCGATAGCTCGAAATTGTTCTTCAGGCGCTAGCTTTTGAAGTTCTTTAAAATTGAGATTTAGTATTTTAAGCGCTTCTTTAACGGGCGTAATCTGCTCTAATCCTTTTGATTCGCCAAGTTTGTTGTTCATCTCTTCAATAAGGTCTGCAACATTTTCGAAGTCAAACCCAATTGCTTTGACATTATCTCCAAACGCTTCTAGGAACTCTCCAGATACGCCTAGAGACTTTGCCATGTTTTCAATCTGCGCTGTGTTCTGATTGATTGCGCCAGATATAACGCTTCCTGCCGCTGCTGCTACGCCTGCAATTTTTGTCCATAAACTTGCAATATCAGATAGCGCATTTTCACCGCGATTAAATGACGATTTGTCAACATCTAATCCGAGTATTGCGACTAATTCTTCGACGACTGTTGCCATTATTGCTCCATCAATTTAGCCTTACGAGATTCTATCTCATTTAAAACAGATAGTCTCTCAATGCTATCTATAAAAATAGGGTAGCTCCATTTTGTCAGTATATCAGCCGGACTGATATTGAAATGCTCAGCAACTGAAAAAACCCCGCCCATGATTGAACTATAGACAGGCTTTATATCAGATATGCTTAAACTTTTAGCCCCGATTTTGATAACGCTGTTTTGATTGCGCTGTCTGAACCGAGCTTGTCCAGCTCTAAAAAAAAATCTGGAAAGTTGGCTTTTAGTCCGGCCATGATTATCTTATTAAACAAAAAAGTCTTGCCTTTAAAATACCCGTCAATATCGGTTATTTCGAAGTCATCAGCGAGCAATCCTTTACATATTTTTTTGCCGATGTTATACAGAATATTATAATCAATTTCAGATTTTCCAGACACTGCACTAATTAGCCCAATTACTTGCGCTTCAATTGTTAGCGCATCTTTTAAGCTGAGTAACTGAAAGTTATACTCAACTCCATCAATTGTCACTGTCTCGTTAAATTCGCTACTCATTAAACGACAACCTCAGTCATATTTGCTGTTATAAAAACAAGTTCAATTTCAGGCATGTCTTTATTCGATGTCAATGGCGGCTGTTTAGATAACAAGCAATTGCCTGTATAAACATACGTCACGCCGCCAACAATCTTTTTATAAATGAATGGTGGTGCTTGTGCAATTTCGCCATTTTTTAGCGATTTGTCTAGCGCTAAATATAAAGGCACAGTTGCGCTAGTACCTTGTAATCTGACCGTAATTTTTCCACGACCGTCTTTTCCGATAACTAGCGCACCTTCTCCTTTCGTGCCTGAGTACGCCGTTGCTTCGTCATTGTCATATTCTGCGGTTACTGCGTCACCATCTGCGAAACCGCGGGCGGCAATGCCGTTCCATGAAAAACTGAATTTGGTTGTGTTTAAATCTGCCATTTTAAAATCCTATTTTATAAAGAGATGCGCCAGTTGCCAGTCAATGTCCAGTTGTCAACTGCACTATTCAATGGATAGTTGTAGACATTTGTAAATTCTGCCGCACCGCTAGCACGTGTTGTTGCATCGACTGTATCAGGGTCAGGTAATGAAATGATAGCTGGACGTTCTTTTGTATCAACAATAATTCTACGCTCTAATGCGCGTTTTTTCCAATCGTTTAAAATACCTTCAATATCGGTAAATGTCTCTAAATCAAACGCCATTAAGTCATTCTGGAACGCGTAATTTGCAATATCGGACTCAATGCTGACGTCATGCCAATCAGCTCCCCATTGGATTCTGATTTCTCTGTCTGTGCTTGTTCTTCCGCGGTACAAATGTGTAAATGTTGTGCGTTTGAATGTCTCAACAAAGTTATAGCCTTTTGTTGTCAAGTCTGATTGTTCTTGCGCTGTTAGTCCGCTGTCACTAACGAACGACAAAGCTTGATAGTCCCACTGTGCGAGACCTTCATCTGTTGTCGAAACGGCTCCCAAAATTGCAGCGTCCGGGCGCTCTGTACTTGTGTCTAGTACCTGGTTAATCAATGTGACTGATGCAGGATGATAAATAACTGCCGTTCTGTTTTGATTTGTTGAGCGGCAAATATAACCAATGTCAGTCGTTGCTGATGCAACAGTCGCATTTGTATCTTGAGTCATCAATACGCCAATCATGCGCTCTTCGTTTGACTCGATGTAATTAGCAACTGCGGTTTGGTCTGAAATGACTGTCGCGTCAACACCTTCGTAGCATAAAAAGTACCATTGTGCGCCAAGTGCTTTAGCATTATTCAAAGCGTCGGCAATTGTTTCTGCGCCGCCGGCTTTATCCCAATGGATTACGATTGCTTTTTTAGGCTTTAATGTTTGCCCAAATAACGCTTGCAACCAGTGATATTCCGGCAATGCTGTGTTCGTAAATGTCGTGCTCCAGTCAAATTGACCGACTTCAACGTATCGTTTACCAGCAGCTAATGCTGTTGTTGTAATGAAAGCGGCAGTATCAAGCGATTGTCTGCCTGCTGTTTTGTCTAAAATATTTGTTGTGACGGAAAACCGCCTGCGGATTGGAGTACTCATAATTTCGGATATTTTATAGTTGAGTTAGTAAAAGTATTATTGTTCCCGTCTGTCCATGTTCCGGTCAATATCCATGTATTTATTTTGTCAATGTCAATTGAGCTGACAATCAAAATATTAAATTCAAAATCAGCTTGCCAATGATGCCTGTTTGTTGCTCCATCAAGACCCGATAAGTTATTGACTGCACTAGCAGCTTTTAACGCCATATTTTCAGTCTTTAATAAGTTACGCGCTTGCCAGTTCATCATCGACAATCTTAGTGAATTGATAGCTTGATATGCTTTGTCGCTATAACAATGTACGCTGACAATCATTGATGCCCAGTTTTGATAATTATGCGTGACATATTGCGCATCTTTTGAGACTCTGTTTTTCTCGTCAAAATCAGAATAATCAAATGATATGGGCTGAAAAGTAATAAACGGTGATGCTGGACGTTTGCCGCTGAACGGCGCTTGAATAACATTTGTTATCCCTGAATAATCAGCGCACCATTTTTTTAATGCAGTCTCTATGCTCATAGCAATTTCAAATAAACTTTTGAGTATGACTGACGGTTTTCAACCTGCATGACTTCATAGTTATTTAATCCATCTTCGATAATGTCGCCATTGTTAATTGATGCTGACGTATAAAAACGTACGCTGCTATAGACGTGTTCGCCGTCCGGTAGCTTCTTAAGTTCATCCATATTGATAGGCTGTAGCGGCGTTGCGTTTATTGTTTCGTATGATGCAGCGCCATCGCTATAATTCCCTTCTGCGTCGACTGTTCCAGGCGAAAATGATTTTTTGACATACGAAACTAATCCGTCAGAGAAAATATAATCAAAATTTATTATCATTTTGGCCTTTTTGCATGATAAACAGAATGGATTGACTGCAATAGCTGACCTGTGTCAATAAGCGGATTGCTTGAACCTTTGCGCTGTATTGTCGATAGTGCGTTTGGCGGTGTTCTTAATGCGACAATTTTGGCTTGAATTTTGCCGCGCAAATATTCACCAATTTTTTTAATACCGTTCTGTGTGCGTTTCTTTTTAAAATTGCCTTTCGCAACTCTGAACAATGCAGAACTAATTTTTCTTCGCTGTTCAAATAACGTTGAGCGCATAAAAGAACGCTCAGGCATACCTCGCGCTCCATATTCGTGTATTGCTCCGATTGCTGCTACTGTCAAATCAGAGTCCTTGTGCTTGCCTTCTTTGCGATGAATGCCAACTGTTACATAGCCATCATTTAGTCGCTTTGTTAGCTTTTTTAAGCCGTCGCCGCGTCTGATAAACTTTTTAGACATTAGCTACAACCGCATTGGAAAATCCGGAAATCAATTGTGCTAGCTCTTTTCCGTATCGTGTTGAATGAAGTAACGAAGCGCCGCCGGCAATTGATTTTTCAGTATTTGCGTAGGTTACAGACACATCGCCGACTGTTTTACTAATAATTTGACCAGTTGTATCTTGTGACTGATTATTTAGCGTTAATTTGTGTGCAGTGTATAGACCTTGCATGTGGTCTACGAGTGAGCCGTACCCTGTGCCGTAGATAATAACAAACAAATCTAAGTTAATTTGAATTGTTGTATCCGCTTCGGCTGAAAATTCAGGATATGCGGCTCTGAACTCGTATATTTCCATGTTTTACTTTTGTGACTTTACAAGAACGCCATCTTCAAAATACGCTTTTACGACAGCGTTTTTCTCCAGCTCTTTTAATCTGTTATTGTCAATTTCGACACTTTCAGTCGGGTTAATAAAAATAGTGCCATTTTTATCTGACAATGATACTTGCTTTGCAAGCGTGTTTTTAACTAAAGCCATTAAATACCCTCTTTAATTCGAATTGATAACGGATAACGAACGCGAAGTCCGCCTGTTCTTCCGTGCGCAGGAATCTTGAACGCCATGTTTTCTTGCTGAGGCGCGAACGTTTCAAACTCTTGCGGAATAACAACCTGGATTGCTTCGGCGTCATTTCGATATGAGAACATCACATCTACGCCGCCAGTTCCAGCGCCTTTTAACTTATACCACGGAACTACACTGCTAATGTGCGCATTGTTGCGTAAGAAAAACTCAAGAATAGTCGTGTCGCTGTTCGCGCTACGTGCAGTTGTACTGATTAACTCATATTGAGCATGTGGTAATACAACCGTGTCAGGCGCTTCAACGCCGTTTGTTGCGTCGATTGTTTCAGTAACAAGCGCGCTTAAATCTTTCAGAATTTCGTCTGGCGTTTTAGTTGTCCATGCTGTTGCAGCGCCACCACCAACTGGAACAGCACCTGTTGGGATGTTCGGGTGATTTAAAATACCGACAAGGTTAGAGCCTGCATATCCGTTGAATGCAACGGCGTCCAGTCTTTCTTCCCACAGTCTGCGAGCCGCTCTAAATTGAAAATCATTTAATGGGATGCCCGCCATCTGTGCGTTTCGAATGTCTTGAACTGAATATTCAATCAGACCGCCGAATGATTCAATTTCGCCGGTAGTTTTAGTGCCGGTGCCGGTGATGCTTCTAAAATCATCACTGTAATTAGTGATTAACTCAAAAGAACCTTGCGCGTCGTATGTGTAATATGTGAACGACTCTGCTCCTGATGGCACATTATAATCAACCGGAAACAAATCACGCGTTTTCAGCATCGGATATTTTGTTTCATACAGAGTTGATTCAATGTATTCTAACTGACGAGCAAAAATAAGACCTTCGCCTGCGTCCATATTTACTGCGTCAAAGTTCATTGACTGCAGCCATTTGGGAACAGGTTTTTTTTCAAAAGGTGCTAAATGGTCTAATCTGACCGTGTTATTGAATTTCATTTATTATAACTCCAGAATTGTTAAACCGGCTGCGGTTGTTGATTTGATAAATTTACCGCCTGTTGCAATGTTACCTGTGGCAGTTGCAGTAAAGCGCCCAATATTTGCACCTGCGGCTAGTGCGTATGCTGCATCGCCGACATTGACTGCACCATCGACATAGACCCAGATTCGACCTTTTTCAAGTACACTCATGCCTTGCTTGTCTGAGTATGATGCGACAAGTGTTGAATCGTTGATAGTGACGCCAGAATGCTGTAATGCTACACCATTGAATGGGTCTGCTGCGCCAGTGACGGCTTTGCGCTGTGTATCTTGATTTGTGCCTAGCGTTACCGCTTGCCCAGGTGTGACTGAGCCTTCTGCTAAAAATGACGACACGCGCCGCAACTCTTCATCAACGCTCGCGCCTTCTAACCCATTTGAATGGATCGTGTTGTAAACTGTTTGCATTATTTAGCCCTCTTCTGCTGTTCTCTCATAAATTTTTCGCGTCCACTTAACAGTTCTTCTGCATCAGTATTGACTGTCGCGCTAGTTTCGCGTTGTTTAGCTATGTTTTCTTTTTCGATTTGCTCTAATGCAATGTCAAAACGTGCTGCAACATACGCTGAATCTTTGCCGTCTATGTTGACGCCAATTTTGGCGAGAACATCGCGCTGCATCTGTTCAATTGATTTGATTGCCTTGTCTTTTTTATGCTCAAAATCAGCATCTAATCGTTTGCATTTTTCAATGACATCAATTACTGGCGTAATCTCGTCAACGTCATTTCGCGCGTTTAGTTCTTCAATTTTTGCATCAAGATTAGCTTGTAATTCGCTAATTTTTTCATCTTTGTCTTTCGATTCATCAAGGCGTTTTTGCAATTCGTTGATTTCAGACTGAATGGCAGTTGCCACGCCTGCATCATCGACATTAACATCAACACCGCTTGGCAGTTTTACTGAGGCCATTGGTTTTCTCTCGTGTTGTTGTGGGTTTGTGGATGTTTCTATTTGCTCGGCCGCGTCTAAATTTAACCGACATTCAGAGCCGGCGCGACCTTTATTTACTATAGCTAAATGATTATAAATTCGTTTTGTTTGAATTGCGTCATAATGCTTGCCTTGCCATGTGCCAGGCTTATGCTCTAATTCTACAGCGTAACCGCATGACAACTCTTTTTTTCCTGATTTTACAGCCTCAATTGCTGCATCATTATTGATTGATAGCGATACAGCAAGCGCATTGTCTTCACGCTTGCTTTCTGTTACGCTGCCGCTTGAATATTTGCTGTAATTTTTTGGCGTAATTAGCTCTGGGGGGTGTTCGTTTGTCACTGGAACGCCGCGTAATGATGCCATGCTATCGCTATTAAATAGCGTTTCATGTGTGACAAGTTCACGACGTATTGTCCCGTCTGCGTTCATGTATGACATAACGCCAATTTTTGCAGCATATCCATCGACGTGCAAAAAACCGTTTGCATCAAAATGTGCATCAATACTGCCACGGTCTAGTCTAAAATCATTCATATACGCCCTTTTATCATATAATTATAGTTTTGTCAAATCTATTATTGACTCCATTGTGCAGCGACATTGAATCCCTAGCCCAGGGTGTCTATCTCGATAACCAGCGCCTTTTTTATAGCTGTATGTTTTGCCATCTCTGTCATAATGAGAAGGGGTTGCTTTTGGATATAAACCTGACGGATTTCCGCGAACTCTTTCATCATGTGCTGTTCGCCAGATATAACTTTTTACGCCTAACTCTTGATTGCGTTTTATTGTCACTTGCGCATTAAGATTACCGATTTCGTTACGCGCAATTAAAGCTGCTTTTCGCCATGTTATTCCGGTTGCGCGTTTAATTTCGCGGCTTACTTCTTCATGTCTCAAACCTCCTACAAAACCGGCGTTTACAGTTTGCGCGACTCGTTGTATATATTCGTTTGTCATTTTAGTAATTAAACGTGTATTTTGAGCAACCCATACACGTATTATTTCGCTAAAATCAATACCCGCTGATTTTGCAAATAAATCAACGCCAATTGCTTTTGCTAATTCGTCAATTTTGTCTGACTCTACAGCACGTGCTATTTGCTCAGGGTCAATTTGATAGCCATTTAATGATTGCTCTATTCTGTCTAATACTGTTTGAATGTCATCTTCAACGGAGTCGCTTCGCTGTTTTAATAACGGCATAAGTTCTTTATTTATTTGGACTGCAATGCGACTTATGACGCGCCTTAGCATCGCTCTATACTGACGCTCGATTCGCTTAGGATAGCGCGATTTCAAGCGCGCTGTTTTGCGTCGACGCTTACGCTTAGATAATAAGTCGTTCAGCAAATCATCCATTATTCAACAATGTCTTGCATAATTTCAGCGTTTCCCAAATCGTCAAATAATCCCGTTTGATTTGAGCGTTTAGTAATATCTCTAGCCTCGTCTTCTGTTAATCCCATCGTGTCAGATTCTAGCGATAATGCCTGCGCGTTTTTGAGTCTTATATCTGCAACCTCATCAGCGCTCATTTGCTGCAAAGGTTTCCACTCCCAAGATGGCGTTTCTATTCCTTCTGCTTTTGCGAATATCTCGACGAGTCTTCCTATCGGCTTATCTAGCCGCGTGTGCTGTATTGATTCGACATAGTCAAAATAAACGTCTAACTCTTCTTTTTGTCCTGAACTTAACCCGCCACGACTTTTACCAAAAAGTATCAATTCCGGCATATTTGTACAAGCGGATATTTGAGTTATGAATCTATCAAGCAAGCTATCAAGCCCGTTAAATGTGCGATTTATCCAGTCAAATTCTTCCTCTTTATCTATTGCCATAGAGCGATAGATGCTTTTGTTAGAGTTAAGCATATTTAAACGCTTTGAAATAGCGTTAAATAAGTCGCCGCCAGTTCCCATCAAAGACAGGCCTGGAATCTTTGTAACGCCGATGCTCGACTCATTCATCAAGTGTCGTATATCGCTATACGATTCTGCTAATTGTTTTATGGGCTCAATACACGCATCAATAACAGAGCCTCCCCAGCCTTGCTCTAGTTGCATGTCATCAAATGTCAGCGTGTCACCGTGTATTGCTAATACTCTGCTATGATGCCATTTCACGCTTTGCATTTGATAAAATTCTGGTTTCAAATATTGCGGGCTATTAACATCTAATTCTTGCCCGACCGGCTGCAATCTGTATCTGTCAAATACAAGAATATCAACTATTCCACGGACGCGGTTAATATCGAATGACTCATCAGGAGACATTCCGTCGTCAACAATCGGTATAATTGCTGCTCCTCCGTAAAGCCTAGCCCATGCGCATGCTGTTTTAAGCTTTTCTTTAACTGCAAAATGTTTCATTGTCTTTAATATCTGCTCGCCTGATTCATCCTGAATCTCAATAAATTTTTTTACAGCATCATGTGCAGGCTTGTCGCATATTTTACGCGTTAGCCAGTCGTGACGATACATCGCACGCAACGTTATTTGGTCAAGTCTTGCGCTAGGAATAAATTGTGTTGCTGTTTTTTTGTCTAATCCTTGCACCCCCATGCCGCTCATTGCATTGACAAACCCGTCTATGTTATAGCGGCCTATTTTGCTGTCTATCTTTTGTTTTTTATTCATGTCTTCTTATCCAAATGCGTTTATATTGTATGCTGGTGTCGCTAACATATCGTCAACTGCGTCAATTGTCGGGTCAATCTGGTCGTCGTGTTTATGATTCATCAAAGGAGTAAATCTCTTAAACTCTTCAATATAATCATTCATCCATTCTGCATTTTTCGGCAAATAAACATACCCGCTTGCAAAATATGGAATTGCGCCAAACGCGCGCGTCACTTTGTCTTTGTTTCTCTGTATCCCTTCGATAGGAATGTTTTTTTGACGCTTAATTGACTGAATTAAAGATGAGCCACTGCTTTTATCTTCTATTTTCACAACCTGCGCGCCAATCTTTCCAGCTTGTTGTTTATGTTTGTTCCAAAATTGAATTAGAACGCGCTCCAAATCTGGAGCCTCCCATTTTCCCCTTACTTGGTCAATCAGATACAAACCGCCGCTACGTGACTTTCCCCAGCATTGAAAAACTGAATAGTCGTTATGCTCTTTTGTCTTCTGTGCTGTATCGCCATATATTCTCATTTGGTAAATATCATGCGGCGCAATATCATAAAACTTAAAATAGTCATCTTTGAACATACCGCCACCTAGCGGAGCCGGGCTTTGCATATATTGTCCTGCAAAAACATACGGGTTTGACTGCTCCATCTCTTTTAGCTTTTCGCGCGTGTGTTTGTACGGCCATAGCGGCTCATCTTCGTCATTTAAAACTGGGATGTTTAAATGCTCCCAATGTTCGCCGTTTCCGCCTTTTAGCAAATAACCACTTAAGTCATCTTCATGTAGCCGTTGCATAATAATGATAATTGGCGTTTCTGGCGAATTTGTTCGCGATTCAACCGTATTATGAAACCAATCTATTACATTATTTCGCATTATGTCACTTGTTGCTTCGCCTGCTTTGTGCGGGTCATCTATTATTATCGCGCCGCCAAAATAGTCGCGCATTTTCCCCGCACCATATCCTGTGATTGTTCCTTCTGAGCCTGTCGCATAGACGCACCCGCCTTGTTCTGTTCTGTATTCGTCTTTAGCGTTTGAGTCTTGTCTGAACTTTGTTGCGCCAAATATTTCAGTATATGATTCATGAGTCATTATAGAACGTGCGCCCCACGTATTATTTGTCGCCAGTCTTTTAGAATAACTTGCGTGAATAAATTCACAGTCAGGAATATTGCCCATGCTCCACGCGATAAAATTCAACACAGCTATTTCAGTTTTGCTATAGCGCGGCGGGATGTTGATAATTAGTCGTTTTGTTTTTCCGATAAATACGTTTTCTAATGCATAACAGATTTTTTTGTGATGCCAGTTTTCAATGAATTCTATATTTTTACGCGCTTTAAATATCGTTTTTGTAAACGCTAACAAATCCGTTCTGCAATCTGCAATTTCATCAACTGACAGCATGTTTTCGTTTTATCGCCTCTAAAATATCAGCGGGCTGCACGTTTGTTTGTTGTGCATTTGTGTTTGTTATATTGACTTGCGCGGAATTGGAAAATTTATCTTGCGTCCCTAGCCCTACTCTTAAATTATTTTGTGCTTTGCTGAATCGTTCTATATCTTCCATTACAACATGTTCTGATTGCAGTATCTCGACTGCTTTTTTAGCAGCTATGCCAACTCCTTCGTCCAGATAGTCGTCTATTTTTAGTGCTTTTAACCGCTTCTCTGTAACCTCATTTATAGCGTGAACATCTTGCTCACTTAGACCAGCAATTGCCCGCCGTGCTTCAATCTGAGCGTTCACGACTTTTTCATTTTCTTTATCCAAATTTTTTGTTATTTTACTAACCAACCCAACACTTAATTTATTTCTATATGCTAGTTCGCGCTGAGTATATTCGCCTGTTTTATACTCAGCTATACATTTTTGTTTCCTCTGTTCAATATCTTTTTTTCTAGCCATTTAATCACAATATTTTTACATGAATCACAATTGACCTGTCAAATTCTTCAACATCGCCATTTTGACGTGTAACAACAATATGATTAACAATTGTTACATCAGTTGCATTTACATCTACTCCAATCAATCTGAATTTTGTTTGATAACCACCTACAATTGACGCATTGTCTATTGCCTCTCCGTTTGTTCCTGTCCAGACTGATGATGTGATTGTATCGCCTGGATTTAGTAAAAATGAATATGCACGCGCGAGCCATTCAACTGTTCCGTCAGTTGTTTTTTGATTTTCAATCGTCCCAAAAACAGGCTCAGTTGCATTTGATATTCCGCCACTTATGCACTCATAATAAAACCCATTTTGAATTGACGGCATAACAACATCAACGCCACTGATATATGGTTTGTTAGCAGCCCAGATTGGCGGACGATATGTTAGAGAATAATATTTTTTCTCATCAATATCGTATGCCATTGTTTTCGGCAGCAATACAGGTTTATCGCCTAAGCTATAAATTGTCATGATTATTCCAATTAAACCGGGTCAGCTACTTCGTCTTTCCATGCTGGTGTTGATACTGTGCCGCCTGCTGTTAGTGCTTGTGCAGTAGC